ACGATGACAATCCGGAGAACCTGGAAATCTGGTATCGTGGTGAGCAACTAGAAACACAGGTGAATCCTACAGATGGGACGAATAAGAGCATATCCATACCAGTAACAAGATTACCACCAATAAAACTCCCACACAAAGCCAGGCGAATAAAACGGAACCTAACACCCTACACATACACTCCTGATTTGACTTCAAGACCACCAAAGATGGAAGTACATGTTGATCAAAACAGTAGTGGAGGGGGGCCGGCGGTTAATTATATTGAATTTCTCTCATCTGGTGAAATCAGAGCAACTGGTAGAGTAAATATGTTCCGTCATGTTGAACTCCTTCTAGATCATAAAGAATTAGACATAAGCTTGAAATTTAAGGTAGTTTCTGGTGCCGGACAAGCAACTTCTCCTTCAATACTTCTATACTATGATTACATTAATTATATTGGTTTACAATTTGTAGAGGATAGTCTTGCCCTTAGTGCTGTTCAACGTTATAACACTACAGCCGTGGCCACAACGGTGGGGAGTTATACGAAAAATACATATTACACGGTGCGGATTATCGTTGAAAATGGTTATGCTTATTTCTATGTGAATGATATCCTCAAGAAAACATTTGTTCTCCCCGCTGCAAGAAACGGAGTACCGCAACGACTAATAATCGGTAAAGGAAGAGGATCATATAACACGCTCCGGTCTTATAACCAGACGGTTGATTATACTGATAGTGCAAGTGTATGGATGGCTAAGGAGATATCAATAGATTTTAACTAAATTTCGTTTAACAGAGGTTTTACAAACTTTAACATTTTTCTATTTTTGAACTAATTTTGAGGTAAAAGATCATGACTTTAATCACAGTTGCAGAACTAAAAGCAGAAGCCACGGTTAGGGAAATAACCCTCCCAACAGGCGACCCATACTTACAAGAGAAGATAGACTGGGCTACCAGCTACATACAACGTGAAAGTAACCGGATATTCACAGATACAACCTACACACAGACAGATGAAGACTACACCAGGTCAAAAATATACCTCCACGCTACCCCCATCAAGAGCATAGAAACCTTCTTAATCGATGAGGTTAGTGTAGATGAAGATGATTATACTTGGAATAGTAGCACCGGCCGTGTAAGATTACTCACCACACCCACAGGAGAATACAGTTACACTATTACCTATATTGTTTGTGAGGATGACACGGATATAATCAGCATAGCAAAGGATATCTGTTACGATTTAACTTTTGCAAAGATTGACGGGTCATTCGATGAAGACGATGACATCTCATCTATCAAAAGCGGGAACAGTCAAATAAGTTACAGCAAATCCACAAAACAGAAAATAGACAGTAAAATCTCTAGTATCACTAAGAGTGAAATCTTCCTGGGAATAATTTAAAAGGGGTTGATGGTATTGGATAAGTATGAACTTGCCTTCCAAAAGCTCTTAAAACATGTTGGCCGGGATATAACCATTACCACATGTATTGATATTGATGAAGAAAGCAAACCGGTCTATGATGAAACCACCCACACAATAACAGCACAAATAGACCTTATTAAAGGAACTGAAAAGATTATAGACGATATAATACTTAAACCAGGAGATGCTGTTGGTTACTTCCAAAACAAGCATATAGAATATCTTACAGAAGAAAGCAAAGTAGAAGTAACTATTAAAGGGATTGATTTTACGTTTAAGATTGTGAAAGTCCTCCCAGATCTAATTAACACTGTTGTACCACTAAAACAAGGGTTTTAATCATGGGAACAATTGACCTCTCAATCAAAGACGAAGCCACCCCATTCATCCAATCAAGGGTAGATGAGTTCATCCCACAAGCCGTTATAATGCTCGATGACGTAGCAGAAATCTATAAAGAACATCTAGAAGGAGAAGCCCCAGTAGGTGAAACTCACGAACTATCGGACTTATCAATGTGGGAAGCTACCGGACAACTTGAACGATTCATCTTCAGCGGATCAGGACACTTTGATTGGGTAGTAGAAGGAACAGAGGCACATGACATATACCCCGTAAATGCTCAGGCCTTATACTGGGAAGGAGCAGAACACCCGGTCAAACATGTTTACCACCCCGGAACAGAACCAAATGATTACCCATCAGAAGCCTACATATCGGCTGATGGTGATGTGGATGAACGTATAAATGAATTTGCAGGATGGATCGTGGAATGACACTGAAAACAATAGGTACCGTTGATATTGAAAAGACCCGCTGGAGGGGTGCCAGATTACCAATTTCAGAATTAAACGGGTTCTACCAAATGGCACGAGTAGACTTCCACCTTAAGATTCAATGGATCACCCCGACCGAAACAATTAACCTACAGGGCCTGCTTGAAGACACCATCAAAGCAACGGTAGAAGATTTTACCTATGGTATAGATGAAGAAGAGCAACCAATACCAATATTTGAAAGTAAACATGTCTTTAAAGGATTATTCCGTCCTAAAAAAGCATTCAACACAATGGCACAGATAGAAGTAGAAGACCCTGTAACTAGTTTTAAAAAGGTAGTAATGGGAAGGAATAAGCTCCTAATGGCCGATGTTACTGGACATGTTGTATTCCTATTCAATGATGATTTAGGTGATTCAAGAGATTTAAGACAGTACGTCCCGGCTATTTTTATACAATATCTTGTTGATAATCAGAAATTCAAAGTTGATGTATAAATGAGGATTCCACGTGTTTTTCATCATATCTGGTTTGGTAGTTCATTACCAGACAGATTCAAAGAATATATCAAAACTTGGAAGCGGTTTCATCCTGGGTGGAAATTCATGTCCTGGGATGAGGATAACCTTCCAGAACTGATTAATCAACGATTATATAATAAAGCCCGTACCTATGCAGAACAGTCTGATATAGTCCGCTTAGAAATCCTTAAAAAGTATGGTGGTGTTTATGTTGATACTGATTATGAATGTTTTAGTAATATCTCACCTTTAATTAAAGATTCGCGATTCTTTATTATATGTGATAGGAAGATATGGAAGCTTAACCATCCAAAATATCATATACCCTACTTAAACAACGCTTTCATGGGATGTACACCAAACCACCCCTCGGTTAATAAACTAATAGAAGAATTACCAGGTTTTTATAAAAAGAATAGAAGCCACCACGTTTGTTTCCGTACCGGCCCCGGATTTGTAAGCCAAATACTCTATAAAAAACCGGATATACTTTTATTAGATCATAATTTAACAACCCAGAAATATGCTAAACACCATTACGTGAATAGTTGGGAAAGTATAGAACCACAACCACAAATATATCCTGAAGATTAACCCCATGATTACTTTTAATAAATATGGCCGAGGTTTCAGCACCCAGACAGGTAAACAGGAATCTATACAGTGGATTAAGAAACATTCATCTAGAGATGCAAAGATCCTTGATGTTGGCTTTGGATGTGCCATATACGCCAGGTTACTAAGAAAACAAGGATATAATAATATTGATGGGGTGGATGTCTATGAACACGGAATTAATGAACTTAAACTAGATAAATACTATAATAATATCTTTATTAGTAATATTCTAGATTTTGATTTTGAATTTTATGATTTAATTATCCTCGGAGATGTCCTTGAACACCTACACCTAAAAGACGGTATGGAATTACTTGAAAGGTGGATACGTGACGGTAAAACCAATAACTTGTTAATTAGCATTCCTTACCAGTTAAGACAGGGCGGTACACATGAAAATCCACATGAAGAACACTTACAAAGCAGAGTCACAGCAGAATATATGAAACTGCATTATCCTTACATGAAACTCTTATACTCTGCAGAAATGATGGACGTACCGGGTAAAATTATAGCTGTTTACACGTGGCGGAGGACATGAATAATTTACTTTAAAACTTTTTTTAGGAGGTGATTGCCTTGGGAAAGGTAACACGGAAAGATGTTGAAAAAACAATCAAAAGATGCTTGAAAAATAAAGATAATAAGACAGCATCAAACTACTACAATAGTTATAAACAATTATTTAATGATTTGGACTTAGATAAATTGAAAGATGAAATAAATAAACCAAATAGAAGGGTTGAAAATAAAATAGAAGAAAAAGAAGGAATAAAAGAATCAAAGGAGGAATAAGAATATGGTTAATGAAGATATAGCAGGAATAGTCGACTTAGACCAGAAAGCATTAGAAGTATTAGACAGTTCAAACTTCATGCTATCACTCGGTGTTCCAATAACAAAAGAAGTATTAAGCGGGGAAATAGGGGGAAGCCCAGCAAACACAGAATTCACAAGCAGATACCCCATATACCCTGCTAGTGGAAAAACCAAAGCACCAGCCATAGGTGATATAACCGCTTACACACGAAAAGAAGGCAGCCCAGATGTAGATACAGAGGTAACAGTATCAGCCATAGAAACGGGAGAAGACGAAGATACAGGATACACAGTATATAACACAGTAGTCCTAGCCAGTGCACCATCATCAGAAACCGCTGACGATGTACTACTCGACTACCATGCATACAATGATATATACACACAACAGTCCATCAAACCCAAAATAGACCAGAACACAGACGACTTAGAGAGAATGGGCAGCAGAACAGTCTATACAAAGTATGGTAATATCAAATCAGAAATAGAAGTTGAAGTCGCAATCTCAGACCTCAAACAAATACTACTCGGATTCCAGGCAGAAAGTGACCAGACCGGCGTAGAAGCAGGATATGTTCTATATAAACAGAGGAGCATCCCACAAATTCTTAAAGGATTCATACCTATCTATAGTGGTGATGAAACAGATGACCCTATCGACAGAGAAGAAATGGGTCGTATAATACTTAACAGTGTACAAATACCACCATCCCTACCAGATGGGAAGGTAGGGGACAATGCTACTGTGACTTTAACGTTAAGTATCGGTAGTGAGCTTCGTATCCTGGCTAAGGAAGAAACATAAGGGATTTTGTTTTTCCCTTTACTATTTTTATTTCTTTATTTCTTTTTTGAGGTTTAATAAAATGTTAGAATTTATTTTATCAATCGGACTGTTAACCGAACTAGTTATAATTATATTATTCATTAGAAATACTAAAAGTCAAAACTACTTAATAAAATCACTCCGTGAAACAAATAAACAATTATTCGAGGAATTAACTAAACGTAAAGGAGAATAAGAAAATGGCAAGAATAGATGTAGATTTTAATGAACCAGATACATTTAAAACACCAGACGGTGAAGAATGGGCTATAAATCCATTAAGAAGAAGACATCGAAAAAAATTTACTAAATTCACCAATTTAAATGATCAGATGACTAAATTAAAAAAAGAAAATAGAGCATCAGAAGCAAATAGACTACTCTTTGGTGAAGATGAAGAAAATGAAGATGAAGAAACCATCCTAACAATTGCTGACAACATAATAGACTTATCCATTGAAAATATCAAAACTAAAGAAAAACTCCCAGAAAAATACCGTTTAGAAATCAGTAAAGTATTTGAGCTTTGTACCCTTGTAATAAAGGCTAGTTCAGGTAAAATACCTGAAAATAAGGGGGATGATACCCCTTTACAGAAGAACAAAAAGAAAAACAAATGAGGGCAAGTGATTATTTTTTGATTGAGAAAACGGGGTGGCAGTTTGAGACCGTAATGGATTTACCATTACCCGTTTATTATGACATGCTACAGTTCTATGGTGATCCAGAGGAATATTTAGGAATTAAAAAGGGTAAAAAGGGCTTACCATCACCCACTGAGAGGAAGAAGAAGATAGAAGCATTCAGAAAAGCACAGAGTGAAAAACTAAAGAAAGAAAGTGAGAAAAATGGTTAATCGCCTTCTACTTTTTTTATTATGGCGATCCATTTTCCATCTACTTTATCAAGCGTCCAGAGTAGATTATCACCCTGTTTTAATTCGAGATAAACCCTAATTTCTGATGGTATTGTTGTCTTTAAAGTGTATTTTTCCTTATTCGCCCATCCCACTTTTGTTGAACTTCCCTTCATGATTTGACTATTTGTCTTGTTAAATATATAGCCAATACCCTTAATTACTACTAAAGTATATATATTAGTAGTTACTATAATAACTATTAAAGGAGTAATATAAGGGGTGATCTACTATGAAAATATATAAAAAATATCAGGACTTAAGTGAGGAAGAAAAATCAGACATACTTTTGGATATTAGAGCTGATTTCCTCAATAAAAAAGAAAAATAAATAAATTAATTTCTTATAGACTTGCTGAAACAGACACAACACCATATTCTGCTGTTGTACTTTCTTCTTTTATTACTTGGCCATCTTTAAGTATTTGTACCCTTAACATACCCGTGCTATTCGTTTCTTTTTGTATAACAGCTGATACTATATCAGCAGAACCCATATTCTCCTGATGATTACCAGTTCCATCTATTGACCTTGTATTACTATCAGCACCAACACTACCACTCCATTCTTCATTCGTGATTATTTTCACTACTACATTCCCAGAACTACTGCCACCGGAACTACTGGAGCTTGTAGAATAATTACTGCCAGTATTTGTTGATGTTGTATTGCTACTAGTACACCCCGATATAAGGACAACTAGGATTAAAAGAGGGATTATTAAAAGGGCTATTTTTTTCGTGATAATATTCACCTCCCATTTTTTTTTAATTCTTTAATATTTTTTTTCTAATCTATTTGACTATTTTAAACTTTCTAAAAACTATTTTTCTAGAGAATCATTCTTAACGGAGTATTTTTCAAATGGCTGAAAAAGAACTAGGCATCACAGCGAAAGCGGATGTAGATTCCGCTATTTCAGATTTGCAGAATCTAATCGATAAACTCGGTGCAATGCCAGATACAGTATCATCTAATGTTGAAGTAATAGTTAATGATACCGCAATAGACACATTAGAAGCCGAAATAGGTGCGATGGATACTAGCATCGATTATACGGTTAATATGGATGATGCCGAGCTTGAGACCCTTGAGAATGAAATAAGTACAGTTGATGGTGAAATAATTGATATTGATGTCGATGATACTAAAATACAGGAAGCTGCAGAAAGTGCTGGAGAGTTAAATGATGCACTTACATCAATTGATGATACAGCAATAAATGAAGCAGCATCAGCAGCTTCAAGTTTAGGAGATAATTTAGGAGGGGCCTCTGAAGATGCATCTAGTTTTAACCAGGAAATTAGTGAATCAGGGGATCATATTTCTGCTTTATCTGCCGGATTACATGGGGTGCTGGCTCTGGGGCTGGGGGCATTCTTCACAACCGCAATTCAAGGAGCTGGTGAATTTAATGATAGCTGGAGTAGATTGGCTGTTGCAGTTGGTGAAGGTGGATTACCTATTGATCAGGTTCAGGCAGATTGGTCTGGAGCAATATCAAATATGCAGGACGTCACTGGCCGTGGTGCTGGCACAATACGTAGCTATATTATTTCTATGGGAACGGCCGGAGTAACCAGCAAAGATGTTTTAACAGGGGCGTTCTCAGGAATTGCTGGAGCATCATTTGTCACTGGCCAAAGTATAGAATCAATAACCAACGCATTTAAACGGGTAGTTTCAACCGGTACGCTTGGAACACGTCAATTAATGAGTCTGGGATTAACAAGTGATGATATCTACAAAGCAACAGGACTGACAGTTGATCAAGTCAATGAGAAACTAGCAACGATGGATGCTACCCAAAGGGCTGCGTTCATGTCCCAAATAATGAACAGTAAATATGGGGCGGATGCTAATAATGCTTATAAAAATAGCTGGCAGCATGTAATCGATGTACTTGGTAGGATGCGGGATTATCTAAGTAGAATTATTGGTGGATTAATACTACCGATTGTTATTCCTGCATTAGAAGCCATGTCATGGGTATTACAACAGGTTGCCGGATGGTTGGGTAGTTTAGAAGGTCCCTGGAAAACTATTATGGGTATTATCGTTGGTGGTGTTGGTGGCTGGATTCTCCTATCCACTGTGATAACTACCATGACGGGTATTATGAACATGCTTGGCATTAGCCTTGGCCTTACTACAGCTCGCCAAGTGGCTAGTACCATAGCCCAGTATGCTAACACTGCCGCCAGGTGGTTGGGTATTGGTTCATATAATGCTGAGATTGGGGCTGCTGCTGCACATGCAACTGCTATTGGTGGAAGTACGGCAGCAACTGACCTAAACACAGCAGCAACCAACACCGGGATACTTGCTAGGTTAAGAGATATTGGAACGTGGGTTTCTGGTGCTGCTGTTCGGGTTGCTCAAGCTTTGGCTACCGCTGCGGCTACCGCTGCACAGATAGCTTATAGTGTTGCGGCCGGAGTTGCAACAGGGGCACAGTGGTTACTTAACGCTGCATTGTCAGCTAATCCTATTGGGATTGTGGTATTGGCTATCGCTGCCCTCATAGGTGCTTTAATCTGGCTTTATCAGAATAATGAATGGGTAAGGAATGGTATTAATTGGCTCTGGCAGACATTACAAGGCCTGGGTGCTTATATTATGGGTGGTTTAACAGCTATCTGGAATTTCTTCAATAACCTTCTTAAAGACCCGATCGGTACTTTACAGCAGGTTTTATTGGCATTCATGAACTTCCACGTCATGGTTGGACAATACTTATTGGCTGCTGGACAGAATGCTCTGAATACTATTACGGCTTGGTTTGGACAGATACCGGGCATGATATGGAATTTCTTGTTACAGGCTTTGGTGAATGCTTATAATTTCCATGCCGAAATAATACAAACGGCCCGTGACGCTGGTTCTGGTGTTCTTAACAGTATTGTTGAGTTTATAAGTAATTTACCTGATGCGGTATGGGATTGGTTTATTAAAACATTGGATCGAATATCGAAGTTTGCAGTAGAAGCCTTTAACCGTGCTAAAAAGACTGGGGAGAATATATTCAATGGTATTATTGATTTTGTGAAAAGCATACCGGGCCAGATGTATACTTATGGACAGAATATCATCCAATCATTGATTGATGGTTTGATGGATAAGATGGGGCCTTTCAAGGATATATTGAATTATATTAAAGACCACTGGCCCGCTAGCCCACCTAAGACTGGCCCCCTTAGTGAGATTAAACCTGAGAACATGGCTAGTTGGATTGGTGGTATTATGGATGCTGGTATGGATGCCGCTGCTGATTTTAACTTGAATAATGTGATTAATCCGGTTCCTAGTTTATCCGGGGTTAATATGCCCTCTGGTAATAGTTCAACGAGTAATCAGATCCAGATTAATGTGTCATTGGAAGGGGCGAATATTAACAGTGAATTGGACGCTAAGAAAGTCGGGGAAACTGTTGGGGTGGCGGCTGGTGATAGTTTGGCTTCTAGACTTAAACAGCAGGCGATTAACCGTGGTTTCAGTACGATAAATAGTAGGAGATAAGGTGTATGGTTTGGTATGATGTTGATATTGGTGGTATAACTCCAGTATGGGTACTTCAGGAGGCTGAAATTAATCCGGAAGCCCATACGATTAAGTTACGGTGTGCGGCTATTCAGGAGTTTCTCGGTGCGGATCCTCAGACAGAGATTGATAATCTTAATGCTCTGGCTTCGCTTGGGGAAATTAAGAATGAAGGTCTTGTTAATCTTGGTACTAAGCTTTTCAGTAGTAATTATATCACAGTCGTGATTAATAATCGGACTTATACGAAATGTGCCTTACATCCCATCGTTACTGTGATTGATGAGTATTATGCCGGCCCGGATTTAGGAAGCGTCCTGGAATATGAGGTTAATATTGAATATGAGGCGGATGGGCTTGGTGGTTCTGCTGTGTATATTGCCCCCAAATACCCAACAGAGTACCCTGAGTTGGATTATCATTTCTATTATGATTACCGTACTGGTGAAACATGGGACCAGCCAACTACTGGTTTGAATTATGGTACAGAGGGTGGTATATGGACCTTCACCCTCACGGATAAGCAGATTAAAAGGGTTGAGTGTTATGGAAGTGGTGACCTTGATATTTTGGGGACTGGTAGGAAGCCCTATATCGAATGTAATCGGTCTGATCAGATGATTTGGAGTTTCTACGAGGCACAGGATGGGGTTAAGCTTAAGCAGTTGCAGAAGTTTATCTGGGACTTGGATACCTCTTTTATTGTTGATGAGGATGCAGACACCGGGGCGACCACGATAATACCACTAGCACCTGTTAATGGTGGTATATTGGATAATACTGTACTTACACTTGATACTGGTACTGGCCCTGCTACTATAACCGTGGATGGTGATCATGCACATTTATCTGATAGTTTAACCGTTGATGCAATTAGTGATGATATTATAGCTGGTGCTGTGTATGTGATTGACCGGCACGTGGTTGTTTTAAGCACTAATCAGAAGGTCCCGGATGAAACACACATACCAATCAATATCACGGCGAATGCGGATAGTGGAGGGACAGAAATCAGTATTACTCCGTTAAATAAGGATGTGTCGGATGGTCATATCTTCTATAAGGTGTCAGGTACGGGGCCGTCCCAGATTGTGGTGGATGGTTATCATACAGCAGGGGATGGTAGTATAACGGTTGATCCTCTCTCTGAGAATCTGGTTGCTGGTGCGGTGTATAAGATGACTGTGAATTTGGGTTGTTATCTTGAATGGATTCGATTGGTTTATGAATAAAAACAATTTTATTAAAACTATTTTTTTTGGAGGTTTATTTTATGGCAAGTACAACGAATTGGTTTACATATGGTCTTTATCACTTAATGAATGGTGATGTGGACATGGATACAGACACGGTAAAGGTTATGCTATGTACATCTGATTTCACCCCATCTAAGAATGTGATGGAGTACAGGGATGAAGTAACTAACGAAGTATCGGCAACAGGATACACTGCGGGGGGTTTGACGGTTACAACCCCCACTTTATCAGTTTTAAGTAATGTGGTGTCTTTTGATTGTGATGATCCGGAATGGACTATCACGGGGACTTTAACCTGCCGTTACCTCGTATTCTATGTGGATACGGGCGACCCGGAAACTGATGTCCTCTTAGGGTATGTTGACCTTGGTGAGAACGTGACGACTACTGATAATATTTTCCGACCTGTCCTGAATGAATTGGGGCTTTTAAAGATTACAAACAGTTAAAAAAGTGGGAGGGTAGTTAATATATGGCTTTTCCTGAAGGATGGGGCTACTATAAGGAGTATGATCAGCCCGGTACGGCTGACGGTGAACAAACTGGTTATCAGGTTGATATTACCGTTACGCATGTTACAGATAAGATGCGGAGTGATTTTGGTGATGTTCGCTTTGCATTGGAAGATGGAACAGAGTTATCATATCACCTTGTTAGTTACACCGCCGATACTACTGCCCTTTTTGTAGTGGAGATACCCACACTACCCATTACAGGGATTACTTTAAGGGTGTGGTATGGTAACGCTTCAGCGACGACAACCAGCGACCCGGAGAGTGTTTATGATGCTTACATAAGCGGTGCAAGTGATGAATCAAGTTTGTTTACACTTGTAGATATTTACAATGCAAATATTAACGCCACCCTAACGTATGATTCAGTGAATGATTACTATAAATTGAAGAATGAAACAGTAAATGATATGATATTTGCTAAAATCAACTCTCTTGATAGTAAAGCAGATATTAAACTTAAAGCAGATATTTATAGGTATTCTAACACTGGTAATGACCAGGGTGGACTAATAGGACGTAAGAAAGCAAGTAACACGTGGGTTATTGGTAGGTATGAAGTAGGCGTTAATAAGTTAGACATAACACAGGGATTAAGCGGTACATATACAGAGAAAGACTCTGATAGTTACACCTTACCACAAAACACATGGTTTACACTTGAATTAGAGATAGTCGGAACAGTAGCTAATCTAAAATGGTATAATAGCGGTGGAACATTAATATATAGTGAAACAACATCCACAATAAACGCCGGGATTGATACTGGTGATTGGGGATTAGCTGGAGGATATGACACTAATTCAGAGCGATATTTCAAGAACATAATAGCTCGAAAAACAACAGCTAACCCACCCGCCGCTGGTTCTTTCGGTTCTGAAGTAAGCATAATACCAATTGGTAACGCCGTGGCCTCTGGTTTACCAATAGTGATGTATAACGTCCCTACCGGTGAGGCCGTTGCTACTGGTTTACCGGTTAATATTACCAACTGGGAACTCTTAAATATTGGAAACGCAACCGCATCAGGTCTTGAAATAGAAAAATGGTTCGCTTACACACCCTCCTTTTTTATTGAGAATGAAGATGGGATTATATTAACTGAATTGAGCTTTGAATCCCTCCATCCTGGTAAAAAATCTGTAGTGAAGAAATTAACCGCTGTGAATAACTTAGAAAGTGAAATGGTGATGACCCTTACACCTGCTGAGTCATTAAACCAGATAGGTGATAGTTTAGACACGTATCTTTCACAGTATCATAGTATTGATGATATGAACTATTCTAACAGTGCATTAACCCTAGCCATACCAGCCCTGGGGGAATTAGACTTTTACACGTACTGGCAACCACCAAGCACGGGTAAGATCGGGTGGAAACAATGGCTCTATGACTTAGACCTGGAAGGTGTACCATCCCTGGAGGGGTGGGGATATGTAAATCATTTTCCAATCACCGGAACCGGCGGTGCCATTAATATACCTTATACGCTCGATGAATTAATTAGAGTTGATTATGTCCATGGGTTAATGGAAAATGACTTTAAAGACATAAGATTTGCTTTACCTGATCATACTATCCTTAAATATGATCTACATAGTAAAGTGGATGGAGACCACGCTTATTTTGCTGTTCAACTTCCAAATATACCAGCATCTCCAAATAGTACAATTGTTTATGTTTATTCTGGAAATCCAAATGCAGAGGATGAATCAGACCCCACAATACACCAGTTGCATAATACTTTCCAGGGAACCTCGCTAAATCCGGAAATATGGTATAATTTGACTGGATTAAGCTATTTCACATTGAATAGTTATATCGACTTTGTAGCTACCGGTGGGGGTGATTATATCAATGGATTGCCAACGATGAAAGGTGCCCAATTACAAAATAAGAGTTTTAAACCAAAATCAGTGTTTGATATTGAATTTAAGATTGCAAATATAGCTTGTAGTAAGTATGGAATTTGTATTGGAACAACGGGATTAGGATTAATAAGAAACGATGATACAATCATTATATTCGCTGGATTTGAAGATATCGAAGGTCTAGGGCCTGTTAACCTGTCGTTATATAATACAGAGGGGGTTTGGACTAATGTGGCTTCTGGTTGGTCTGGAGAAGGAACTGGCAACATAACTAAATCATGGGTTAATAATGACATAATTAACGTAAAAAGAAACGGAAATAACATATCTGTATATGTAAATGATGTTCACGTGGCAGATACAACAATAACAAGCCAAATATACAGAGTAGTGACCGTAAATGGTATTCATAATGCAGATGAATTCTCTGGATGGGATACTCAAAGATTATATTATCTTTGTGAAGATGAATTCGTTGGAATGAGTTTACCCACCCCGACCATTGGAGAATTAGAAGATTCATGGATAAATACTTATCCTTTACCTGTTAAGGCTGATATACTCTACCAATCCTGTGACCTTCCAGATTTAATATCAGAACGCAGGTTTGCGGTGAAATTGGGGGATAATCTCTATGAGTAAAGCAACCGAGACCTTGAAGGATTTTAAAATCAGCTACAGGTTAAATGAGGGTGTGACGAATTTCACAGCCACATTCCCCGACCCCTTATCAAGTGATGATTACGATACAGGGGTGCCATTTGAGTTCTACGTCTACGATAATACTTATGATGGCGAATTAATCATGATTAAGGGTATTGTGGAAGATGTGGATGATGATGGCCTATATGACAACCAGATATTCAGCCTAAGGGGAAGGGATGTGGGCTTGGCACTGGTTACACAACCATTCAGTCTTGAATGTACAGCAGAACTAGCAGAGCAATACACCGTGGAGGACTTATTACTACTTATCCTAGAAGATACCGGTATAACCCTTGGACGTGGAGCAACACCCTTGAGTAAGCGTGTTGTCCTTAACACGTCAGAGAATAGTAAGAAACGTTTCTGTGGCAGTTGGAACACGAAGGAAGAAGCGATTAACCAGTTATTCAGCCAATACAGTAAAGTAGGGGGTAGTAAACGTTTCAGATGGTATATTAACTATGCAGGGTACTTCAGATGGTTTGAAACAGACACGGAAAGGGGGGGTAAGGAGTATATCTTCAAGGATGATATCCGTATCATGTCTTTGAAGTTTAAGAAGAGTGCATCTAGTATTGTTAATGAAATATCCGGGACTTATGGTGATGAAGACACTGGTGGAAGTGTTACAAGGAGCAACACAGCTAGTAAAGCAGTATATGGTCGGCGTGTCGGCTCACCTATTAATGAACAGAAATACACACGAACACAACTCATTGATGAGATTGACCGGGAACTAGCGATGAAGGCATGGCCCATACACACCGCAACGATGACCATGCACGGTATGCCCTCCTATGAGGTCGGTACACAGATAAAATTCCCAGATGACAAGAAACACGGTGATAAGGTGTTCACAGTCACCGATTATACTATTACGGGTGTGGATGGTAAGGTTACAACAGATTATAACCTGACAACAGATGAAAGTGCAATAAGCATTCCTAACGAGTTCGACACGATAGAAGCCACTACTAAGCAGGTTGTTAATGATAGTAAGCTTACCGTGGCAATGGTCACAGCCATACCGAATAAGAATGATGATCAGTGCATAATAAGTAAGAAGACTAAAACTGGTTATATCCAGTCAATGGCCCGGAATCCGGGCGGTAAATGGAGTTAAAGATAATATGCCAATCGGAGTAGGTGATAAAGTACCAGTACTACCTGGTGGTGAGGGTGAAGACATCGTAATAGCCCCCAGCATCGTAGGTGAAGGTGATACTGTTGTCGTTTTACAGGATAAGAATGGTGATGATATTATTTGCTGTAATGGGGCGATAGGTGTTGGTGATACTGTTATCGTGGGTAAGGATCAGGACGGTAATGATGTTATTATCAAACCAGGTGGATGTGTACCTGTTGATCTAAAATTAATTGATGAAATAGTTTACACTCATCGTTCATATAGTTATGAATTAAGTGAAGAGTTTACTATTACTGATAGATTCAATTACCCACAATTAAATCTTAAGATTGATTGGATTAAGAGAT